TCTTCCGATCTGGGAGAGGAAGATAAAGTATTTTATCCGTTAGAAGAAGACGAAGAAGAGTTGAAACGATTAGTAAACTTTGAAGCAAAGAGTGATTCAAAACTACCTTTTGGTATCGGTAATACTAAACAAGTGCAAATTAATGTAGGTATAGATGATTTTTACAATCCGCTAACTTACATTGGTTTAGGTTATGATCAAGACTTTGCAAGACAAAAGGTGCAAGAAAACTTAATCGTATACGCCTTAGCCAGAGCTCTTAAGCCAACAGGCAGATTAAATGTTGACGATGTAAACAACGCTCGAAGAGTAATTAATTTACAAGGTTTGACATCTCCAGATTTTGTGAGAACTCAACTAGTAGAGATACTTAGATTCTTAAGAAAAGGTCAAGTAGATTTATTCGAGGCTGGTAAATACGGCGAAGGTAAAAATATATTCGATGATCAAAAATATAATGAGCAAGTTTTACAATTCCAACAGTTTTTAGGCGAGGTACCAGTAACACCGCCTCCTCCTCCAGCAGAGGGCGATGTTGATAAGATTGAAAATACAGATGATAGTTTTGGTATAAGCTTAGAACCTGAAGACCTAATAGGAGGGCAATCATAATGCCACCACAGCCGCCAAATAAAGTTACAATATTAAAAGGGACACCTAACCAGGCAGAATTTTTCTTTGAGAACCCTACAAATCCTACAGCAAATGACATTGCTAAAGTAAAAAAATTTTATGGAATAGAAGAAAGCGCATCTCCTCAACAGCTTGTAGATGAGCTTAACAGATTAAAAGGTGTTACGGCTGCTAATATTTTATCGGACATACCATATGATCCTCAGACTGAACCTAAAAAGTTTTACTCCGTGCTATCACAAAAAATAGCAGACACGAATCAAAGAATGCAGCTTATTGCTGACCCAGCTAATTATTATTTTAAACAAGCAAACGATGCCATATCTAAGATACCTTATGTAGGAGGTGTATTAGATAGAGCGATACCTGATCAATTAGTATCAAAACCCACTGCAGAAATTATAGGTTCATTAGCATTTATGGGTGGGGCTGGTGCATTAGCAATCCCTACTGGACCTGCAGGAGTAGCCTCTGCAGGTTTTGTTGCAAGAGCATTAGGTGCAGATGTATTAGGTGCGCAAGCTGGTGGACAAGTTTATGAATTAACAAATCAAATACTAAGACATATCAATGACTTACCAACTGAGTCACGTGAACTACAAAACGCTAAGTTTTTAAAAGACGCTTACATGAACTTGGCTTTTACAGGAGGAGCCATGACCCTCGGACCAATAGTAAACGGGTTCAAACCAGCCGTGGGTAGAATTTTATTTGGACTTGATAATAAAAATCCAGACTTTCAAAAAATGTTGCAAGTAGCAGAAACTTATGGAATGCCATTAGGTATCATACAAGCTACTAATAGTGCATTTTGGAAAGGTTATTCAAGAGTTCTTGGTGTATTTCCATACGTAGGCACACCTTTCAGAAGAGCTGTTGAGGGAGCACAAGAAGGCACAAGAGGATTTTTTCAGAAACAACTAGACGGATTTGCGCCATTACAAACAATGGCATCTTTAGGAGGCGATATATCAAGACTAGCACGTAAAGAATATGAAGACACCATGATGGTTTCAAACGCTCTATATGAAAGTTTTTATAAATACGCAGATAAATTAAAAGGTAAGAAAGTAATAAAATTAGATACGGTAAAAAGATTAGCAGACGAATTTAATGAAAAGCTAACTGCAGCTCAACCAGGGGCTAGTGGTTTTCCTTTTAGATTTCCTGGTAGTGCCACACAAGAAAAATTTATAGAGTTCTACAAAACATTATCTAGACTTGATCCTGACGGTGTAACTATAGAACAAGCTAGAACCTTACAAGAATTATTTTCTAATTTTATGGCAAACTTCAAAGTTGATGGTAAAGGAGTTATACCTACGAGAGAAGGCGCTAGAATATCACAATTGCGGTTAGCTTTAGAAAAAGACTTAAGCACATTAATAAACATAGATGGTGATATAGATAAAGTAATTTTAGATACAGCTATGGAAAAATTAACACGAGCTAACTCTTATTTAGCAAATGTAATGCCCAAATATGGTGGCCCTGTAGCTAATCAACATAAATTAGTAAATGCAAATATCTTTGGACCTGGCCCACAATCAACTGCTGAGGGTGTATTATCACCAAAACAAATGATGGACACATTAATTCCTATGGCTAAAAATGATCCTGACTTGATGGCTGCTATGATGAGATTAGCAAAAACTCCTAATGCAAACTTAAAAGCATGGAGAAAGGCTGGTATGAAAGAGGGTGTGCCTGTCGAAGGTATAGAAGTAAAAGTTTTAGATGAGAACCCAAATTTACCAAATGGTGACCCTAATCCAAATTTTGGTAAAGTTATAACCACAACTCAAACAGTTATTTCGATGGGTCCAGAGGCTGGTAGAAAACAAATACTTAGAAAGATATTTGACCAAGCTGTAAGTGATTCATTTATAGGTTTACCTGTGGCTAAGACATTTGATGATTACAAAAACTTAGCTAAGTTAAATCCTGAAGACATACAGAAATATGGTTATAAAAAGAATCAAGATGTTTATAGATTTAGAACTGTTGACTTCGATCCACAAAAGTTTGCACAGTCATTAGGTTTAGATAACGTAGATGGTCGTGCTGCTTTAGAGGTGGCTCTGAAAGGCACAGGCACAAAGATAAAAGATATAGAAAGATTTTTGGACGTAGCAGAAAAAGCCGGTAGCTTCACAGTAACAGATCCATCTCAGTTCGTAGCTAGACGTGTCACATTAGGTGGATTCAAAAGTTTATTATTGTTTGGTGGTGCAGCAACAGGTGGACAAATTTTAGGTGGCGTAGGTTTACCAATGTTAATGATACCTTTATTATTACGACACGGTTCTAATATTTTGTCAGACCCACAAGTATTAAAAGCTTTCACACAAGTTTTAGAAGATGGTGGTGTAGATATTATGAAAAGAGCTGGTGTTGCTAGGACTATCGGTGACACAGATGATAATAAAGAAAATTTGAAGCCATTTACTATATCAAAAGAAAATCAAAAGATTTTATTAGATTGGGCTAACACGACATTACCAACTGAAGATGAACTTGATCAACTTGATTTCGTAAATCAAGTAGAGCAATCTATTATAAGCTTAATGAAACAACCACAAACACAAGCAGAGGCTAAACCAGCTAGAACTGAACAATTAATGATGATGAACAGATTATTTGGACCAAGAGGTTTTTTAACAGAAGAGGAACAACAAATAGGTCAACAAATACAAGAAAGATTACGACCACAGTTTGACGCAAACCTAGGTAATAATAGACCCTTTCCTCAAAACGTAAGACAACAATTAGCATTTGGCACAGTTGATGATGCTTTACAACAGCAACAATTAAACAGTGGAATAGGAGCAATACGATGAAGATGGATGGCGGTGTAGACGCAGTAAGAGTTGTTCCGATCAGAATGAATGAGGGTGGAGACGCTGCAGAAAAACTACTAGCAGAAGGACCACCTGAGGGCCCAACCCAATTCAAAATGCCAGATGAGAGGATGATTACCAAGAGAAGACAAATAGATACTGAGTCAATACCTGTTCCAGACGACAAACCTATCTCAAGCGAACCCCTCACTGAAACACTACCTGGACCAAATCCACCAGGTCCAGGTATGAAAATGCAAGAATTTTTATTTACTACTCCTACAATTAATCCTCAAGAGGCTCTACCTGTGTTACCATTCATGCCTAACCCAGCCATGCCAAATCAAGTAAACCCTTTTATAGATGGTTTTTTTGACCCTATGCCACAAGACAGAGGCGGCATACCTAATTTAATGAATGCTAATATGTTGAAACCAGCTGGAATATTGACTATAACTAAGAGTTACGACATATGATTGAAATAACAGATTCACTTCGAAAGCAGGTACGTCACCATGAAGGTGTACGCACTCAGATGTATCTCGATAGTTTGGGAAAAGCCACGATCGGAATAGGCCACCTTATACTTCCACATGAAAGAGAAAGATATGCAGAAGGCGTAGAGATTACTATGGAAGAGGTAGAAGAACTCTTCGATATTGATTTAAACAGAGCAGCAGCGGGAGCTGATGAGCTGATAGCTGAGAAGATTGGACACGATCTGCCTCAGGTCATAGGTGAAGTCTTGGTCAACAT